CCCGTCATCATTAGTAGTTGGTATGGCTGAAAATACTCGTATGAATAAATTCATGCCGTCAATCAACATAACCGAGTCATTAGGTTTACCAATATCTAAATCGCCGCCAGATTTTTTGATTTCATCTAAGATTGATATATATCGTTCTTTAGTCACCTAAAACCTCATCTGTGAATTCTACATCATCAATACCTCGTTTTTCTTGGTATTGTAGAATTACTTTATCACAAATGAGTTGATATAAGTGTGCTTTGAGTTCTTCATTTTCGGAAATAATATCGTCCCAATCTTTTGATTGGAATTTGATTTCTTCGCCGTTATGGTCTTCAAGAGTATACCAAGCACCTGCTTGTTTTACTAACTTGTGTTCTTTCATCACACTCAACCAACCACCATAGTTGTCAATCCCTCTATCAAAATACATATCGTAGTCTGCGTGTCGTAGTGGTGGCCCCAATCTATTCTTGATGATTTGTGCTCTACATTTCATACCCAATACATTTTTACCTGTATCTTTGATTTGTCCCATATTTTTTAATCTAATACGAGTTGAAGCGTGAAATGGTAATGCTTTACCACCTGATGTTGTCCAAGGGTCTCCAAACATTACTCCGAGTTTTTGTCTTAATTGATTAGTAAATACCAATGCAACACTTTCTCTACCGATAAGTTGAGTGATTTTTCTCATTGCTTTTGATATGATAATTGCTTTTGATGTAGCGTATCCGTCTTTATCGAAGTCCGCATCCATTTCAACTTTTGTTGAAGCTGCTGCTAATGAATCAACCAAGATTGTAACACATCTATCTTTATCTGATTCTCTAACTTTGGTTACGATTTCTTCGATAGCTTCGAATATTTCTTCTACGGTTTCTAAATGTAAGTATAACATTTTGTTTAGGTCCAGTCCGATTACTTCCATAAACTCTTGACTGACTGAAGTTTCAGTATCGATATAAACTGCTACTCCACCTTTCTTTTGAGTTTCTGCAAGTATGTGGGCTCCAAGTAATGATTTACCACTACTTTCTAAACCATTAATTTCTGTTATACGACCGACTGCGATACCACCATCTGGTCTATTAGATATAGCCAAGTCCAATGTAGAACTACCTGTTGAGATGAAGTCCTTAATATCTGTTGGTGTAGTATCGCTTCCGTCTAAGAAATATGCTACTTTGTTCGTGTCCTTGAATTTTTTATTCAAAGAGTCGGCTAATGTATTAGCCAATACATCATTTACTGACATAGTAGTCTCCTAATTTATGAATTGAATAGTTCGTCAAAAGCTTCTGATGTATCTTTTACTTTTTTAGTTTCCATAGTAGAAGTTTCAGTTGCTTGTTGTGGTGTTGATTCTTCTGATGAAGATTCATCACCTGGGTTTAACCATTCGTTCAATACATTAGTCAAGTCATCATAAGATTGTTCTTGGTAAATGTCACGAATATCCTTTTGAGATGACTTTACTTTTTCAAGTATAGTTGGGTCATCTGAAATAGGTGTTTGATTAGGTTTTACTCTAATCTTTGTTGTAGGGAAACTCGCACCACTTTCCTCTGCTGAAATAAATTCAACAACTACATCTCTACCATTTACTGGGTCTGTAATGTCCCCGTAATCTGGGTCTGCGATGATTGAAAGAAGTTCTTGGTAAACCGTTTTACCAAATCCCCAAAATCTAACACCTTGTGATTCTTCACCTCTAACTATAACTGGCGCAAAGGTTCTCATCTTTGCTTCAAGTTTTTTAGATAATTGATAATCTTCTTTATTACCACTTGCTTTTAGTTTTTGAGCAAACTCCTCAATTGGGTCTGGTCTACCAAAACTAATTGGTGATAAATAAGAACGATTGTTCAGATTATAGTGAAAGAATAATTCAATGAAAGGATTATCTTTATTGAATTCATAAGGAACTACACGAATTTGAGTCTTACCTGGTTGTGGTTTCCAAAGACTTGAAGTGCGGTTATTTGTGGTCTGAAGTTGACCGAGAC